ATCATATCTCGTTTCGTTGGCTTGATTGGCCTCATCGCGAGCGCGTTCATATTCCCTCAACACTTCATCTAGCAATGGATCGCCAGTCAAGCTGTTGTATTGGTTTTGAGCAGGGCGTTTCTTTTCGCCCCACTCACTTTTCCCCGGTATGTTTACCATTACATGTACCTCATTCCCGGTCGCATGACCTGAAGGTTTTGATTTACTGTGCTACCGATTCTCTTTCGTTGCTCTGGAGCCTGTGCTGCTTTCGCTCTTCGGCGGTTTTGCAGTCGCTTCATGGACTGACCTTGATTGAATTGGTCACCTTGCTGGGTCATGTTGAAGGTGCTTGTATTCCCACCGTAGTTGTAAGTTGGGCCTTGACGTTTAATCGTGTTTCCCCAACCCGGAACGGTTTGACCACCACCGCCACCTGTACTGCTGGGCTGGTAGGGATTACCAAGGTTCGGTGTCATTGGACTTTGTGGGCCGCCTTGTCCCATGCTGTTTCGGTACGCATCGGTCTGTGCAAAGTTATGCACACCTGCACCGGGTGGGTATCTCGTATCTTGTCCGGGATTTGGTGTCGGAGATGGAGTTCGTGGTGGTGGAGGGGAAGGTGCTGTTGGATTAAATCCACCTGTTGGTGTGTTCATTGTCGGTGGCTGATTAACTGGTGGTGGTCTGTTTGGAGTTGTGCCACCGCCCATGCCGCCACCAAGTTTCGGGGTCATGTCGCTCCAACCTCCACCACCGAAGCCAGTTGATCCTTGGTTACCACCGCCCTGTCCGAAGCCGCCAGCGTTCTGACCCATTGCACCACCTTGGCCAGAGGCTCTGTCGGAACCCCCAAAGCCACCGCCTATGTCTCCACCAAGACCGCCGGGTAAGCCTTCTGGACCACCACCGGGGCCGCTGTAATGACCTTCACTACCTCGACGGAATCCACTTGATTGAGCTTGTCCTCCTCCACCCATACCAGCACCACCGCCCATGCCGGGCATAGACATACCGCCTCCACCCATGCCGGGAGAACCGAAGCCTCCACCGCCCATTCCGGGTGCAGATGCAGCACGACCTCTGCCGCTGAAAATCTGCGGGTCATCTCCACGTGTACCGGGATTAAATCCGGGTAAAGATCGTTTACCGCCTCTTCCCGTTGGTCGCCCATACCCTCCCGGTTGTGTTCCGTAGCCGTTTGGTGCTATTGTCATAGTCTGTGTTCCTTAACTCATCTGTGATAAAACTTCTTCGTACCAATTGCCGCCGTAGTGGATACACAACCTCGTTGATGTATCAGCGGAATACATGAAAACCATTTGCCCATCGTCTGCGTTCGCCGGTAAATCCGTCGAATCTGTGTGGTCACTTGTGACCACCTGTACCTGTATGTTTCCCCTAATCTCGATCTGATCTGGATCAGTCAAAGCGAGCCTTGCATTCGCCCTCCTAGATCGTGGGGGAAACTTGGGGCCTCGATTCATTCCACCGATAATTCCCATAACTCACCATTGCCTTGCTCTTGGGCCATCGAAGCTGTTGACTTCAACCCCAAGAAATTCAAATGCCCAACCTTCAGCGGCATCGTCGTTTCTGATTTTTACGTATATGTCATGTCCTACTGCACGTCTGCGTTCTGCCTTGTTTCTTCCTGCTGTCCATTCACCTGTGAACTTTGTCACAGCACTTGTCGCACCCTCGGCCAGTTCAGCTGTCTCGGCTGCATAAATCGTGAAATCCACTGGGCTGCTGCCTGATGCTATTGCTGCCTTCAACTCTGTGAGCATGAGCTTCGGTCGGTTCTTCAATTGAATTGGGCCTAAGAACACAAGTGAGTCGATTGCTACGCTGTCATCGCTTGTGCCGAATGTTGTGTAATCAAACTTACGTACGTAGCCATCTTGTCCACCAAGCAGCACGGTGCGATCCGCGGCTGTGTCGCCATCAAAAAGGTGAACCGACACAGGATTGTGAGCAGCCGTTGCAAACTTGTCTGGCCACCAACTTTGATTGCGAACATCATAGAAATAGTTCGTCGTTGCACCGCCAGCTAAAGGAGTCAGGAATACATAGAATCCACGCTCAACATCGCTCCACACCATGCGTACAGAAGTGGTGTCAGCGTTGTATGTGTTGAGCCGTTCTGGAATCTGTTTCTCAGATACGTTGATGGGCTGTGAACCGGGCGTGAGTTGATACACGCCACCACGGTTGCCAAAGAAATAAACGATGCCTTCGGGAGATTTGCAATAAGGTCTGCCGAATGGCGCACCAATCGTATCGCTAATAAGGTCAAGACGACCACCCTCAGCCGGATCGCCGGTCATTTGCCAGATGCTGTGATCGCCAAAGAAAAGCAACAGGTCATCGTTATAAGGACACATCGCATTAATAATGTCTTGCGATTTACCTGCTTCAGCGTTATTACCGGCAACAGCTTGAGTTCCACTTGGAGTCGTGGGTGAATAGTTCCAATTGCGAGCATCACCAACAGCTGACATAAACCAGTTATGTGGATCGGTACTGATGCCTGATTGCACAATACGACCACGCCAAGTCTCGATCAGCCGAGGTTCATTACTAGAATCAACGGGCAGTGAGCCTGAACTTGCCGACCATGTTGACACAGTATTAGTTGATGCGGTGTATTTTTTAACAGACGCACCATCAGCAAAATAGACGATGCCGAATAAGCTGGTACTAAAAACACATGGCACGGTACTTGAGAGCGCACTGCTGCCGTTGGTTGCCGTGGTGAATCCACTTGTTGTGAATTTGGCGACAGTTCCATTGGTCACAGCATACGATACGACAGTCCTCGCACCGACCTCATCTTGGTCAGCAGGAACTGCCCTCGCTACCACAGAGCCAAGATCTTGGACTTTGCCGTCAGCCGTTCTGGCGTTTACGTATTTTGCAAGCCCAGCCCGTTGGCCACCACGGGAACGTCCAGTACTCGGCTCCCAAGCCCGTACATTCTGACATTCTACCGTTGACCCCTTCGGCTGAGTTTCATACCCAGTTGCTTCAACAAGCCCAAGATTTGGCCAAGGCATATCGAACCTTGTCCTTAATCTCGACATTAGCTCATTGCCACTCCGTTACTGGCCAGTGAACTCCAGACAATGCTGGAACCCTTGCGGATGCTAATCAGCGTAAGCAGGTCACCTGCATCGGCAAACGTAGCTGTGGTTTCGGTTCCTAGACCCGAATTGAGTATTTCTGATCCTTCGCCAGTTAGAGTTAGGTCACCGCCGTCTGTCTTCAAACAGATCGAGATGATGATACCCGGTCGTTGGGGAGAAGCAATCTTTCGTGCTTCTGCGCCACCAGTAACAACCGAGCAAATACCCATAGAACGGTCTAATTGAATTGTGCCACCACTACCGGGGTCTAAAAGCTCCAGTTCGGTTGTTTTGGCAATTGATTGGAGGACGTTGTGTCCAGACATATTTCATTCCTTTCAGGAAGAGATAAGGTGTAGGTCAACCACACCGGCATTGTTGCCGAGCAGTTTAATGAAAGCTGCGCCTTCAAGTTCTGAAGGAAGCGGCCACGCTTTTTCTACTGCAACTGTGTCAGAAACAGCACCAGAAGAGTTTTTCAGTTCATAGTATGTGCCAGTCTCAGTTGACGACACGTAGTAGTTAATAGTTGTCGTCGGGCTAGATGCGTCTGCTTGAAGAATCATCACCCCCTTGGTGAAGCCTTTGAACACAATTGCGTCGGAAGCACCGATTGATGCTCCGACGGCGACTCCTGTAATTACGCTATTTTGTGGTGTGTTGTGCATTTGATTCCTTTATGGATTAACGTCTGTGTAAAATGATCCGTTGTATCGAACGATGTCGCCGTTCATGTACCTGTTTGCTTGTTCCGACCACGCACCACCATCTGATCCATCGCCGTTATATCCCATGTGTTCTGGAGTGTGCATTTGGGTGTCGAAGGCAATAGAAGCAGCAAGTCGTTGTTGAAATGCTGCTGCATGGATTCCTGCGTTGTTGTCCATTCGGCTTTCGGCAATTGCCAAGCAGGACTCAAGGATGGTTTCAGCGTGAGCTGCACCACCCATCGGATATGGATTTGCGGCTGTCAGTTGATTTGGCAGTGCGTGATAGCGATATGAAAGTGTGTACGCCGTATCCGGTTTGGGGTACAACATTAACTGAAATCGCTGTCCGTTGGACCCGCTACTGCTGATGGGCCTGACAGCCGCTAACTTGGGATCGCTGCTGATACTGGAATAATCACGTTGACGTAGAGTTCGGATTCGGTGTTCGCCTGTCGTCTCGATGGGGAACCAGCGGTTGTCGTCCGCTGAGTAAGTCATCTCGCCGATCAAGCCACCAAAGTTCGCACTCAGTGTGTAATCCGCAGTGTTAGCAACCAAGCTAAGGGTTGTGGTTGGTTCCATGAAAGACCACTTGTAGCCTTTCGGTGTATTTTGGGTTGGAGGTGGATGGTAGAAATTGCGTAAGCCCGATGCAATCATGTCATCGAGCTGTGTTATTTCATCTGCCGTCCAGTTTGCCGCTGTTCGTTCACCTAGCCAAAACCAGCCAAGTTCTTTTCGGAGACTTGTCAGGTTCAGTGATAGGGTTGATTCTGTTCCCGTATCTGCCGGTGATCCTGTGGTTCGAATTGTGAACTGGACAGGTATCGCATCAGCGTGAGTAAAGAGCAGTCCGACGACAGTGGCGGTCATCTCGGCTGCTGTGAGGTCAACGCTGTACTGACCATTGCCTTCCTCAGCAATTGATCCAGCAATCGAAGCCTGCGTACCACCATCTTTGGTGATGTATTTTCCTACGCC